CGGCAGGCCAAGGCCGTGGCGTGGGACTATATCCAAGACTACACCCGCGCTATTCCTGGCATGCAGTACAACCAAGCCGAACTCCGAGCTGACTTCCCGAATGGCGGAAGAATCAGCCTCTACGGAGCGGATAACCCAGACAGCCTGCGAGGCATCTATCTGGACGCTGTGGCCTTGGACGAATATGCCCAGATGTCAGAGCGCGCATGGGAGGAAATCATCCGCCCTGCCCTGTCTGACCGGAAGGGGAGAGCCACCTTCATCGGCACCCCTATGGGTCACAATTCCTTTTATAAGCTATATCAACAGTATCGCGGGAATCCTGACTGGTTCGTCAGAATCCACAAGGCCTCAGAGACTGGTTATGTAGACGATGAGGAACTCGCAGACGCCCGCAAGCAAATGTCCGAGGAGCGGTACGCGCAGGAGTATGAGTGCTCGTGGACTGCGGCGATTACCGGCTCGTACTACGGCAGGCTTCTTGAGGAGGCCGAGCATAAAGGCAGAATTAGGTCAATCAATGCAGACCCAGGGTATCCGGTCCACACGGCTTGGGACTTAGGGATAGGCGATTCCACGGCTATCTGGTTCTGGCAGCAGATTGGACCTGAATACCGTTTCCTTGATTACTACGAGGCGTCAGGCGAGGCCCTGTCCCACTATGCAGGCGTCCTGCTGGACAAGGCGAGGCAGAACCGCTGGACGTATGGAGAGCACGTTCTTCCGCATGACGCACGCCAGAGGTCTTTGGATACGGGCAGGACTCGGGTCGAGACGCTGACCGAGCTTCTGGGTGACAGGCCTGTTGTGCAGCCGCAGCACAAGATAGAGGATGGCATTGAGGCTGTCCGTAAGACCCTGCCGAATGCGTGGTTTGACATCAAATGCGCCGCAGGACTTAACGCACTTCGCAATTATCGTGCAGAATATGACGAAGTTCGCAGAACGTACCGGTTGAAGCCCGTGCATGACTGGGCTTCTCACGGGTCTGATGCGTTCAGAATCTGCGCTATGCACAAAACCGTCAAGGCTCAACGCTGGGAGCCTATTAAATACTCCAACAAGGGGATTCTCTAATGGGTAACAGGCTTAAGGATTATGGGTTTGTGAACCCTTTTAGGGCAAATGCGAAGGGCTCAAATTATAACGCCAGCCTTGCAGATTTAACTGGCAAAGCTATTGACCAGTTTCTTGTCGATATTGCCACTTATAACACAATCATCAGGGATTATGGATTAACTTCCCAGATTGAATACAAGCAGCCAGATGGGTCGTGGGGGACTGCTGTTCCTCCAAGGCCAGCCACGAAAGTTCAAGCAGTCCGGCAGAGGGGTGCTTACAACCTTGATAGGGGCACACAATATACAGAAGTAAAAGACTCTCGGCTCAGCCAACCAACTCCTGAGTCGGAACTTGTCAAAACTTTGCCTGAATATCGCTGGAGAATATCCGGAGATGTAAATGGGGCAAATCAAGCGTTGCGGGCAGCGGGGTTGCAAGGCTCTTACACTGGGCCTCGCGGAAATAAGTTTACTACCGGTCAAGTTTTTAAGGAAATTATTCCAGCCAAGTCTGAAGAACTATGGAGCAAAAGCGCCACTGCATCACCATCACAAAGAGTTGGGAAAATATATCTTAGTTCAGACGACCCACTAGGGGCTGGTATTGGGGGCTCTGACGCTGCGTTTGACAGAGCTTATGGCGGGGCTGCGGCTCCTCAATATTATACATTCCCGAACCTTATTAGTTCAGACCGCCAAATGGCAGGAGGTTTTGCACAAGACAATTATTATATTGACAGCGAGAAGCAAAGCTCAGGCTATGGCGCATGGCACGCAAAACAGGTTGCTGACGAAGTTTTCAAAAACCCAAATCTTGGGAGTTTGATATACGAGCCTGCTACATTGAAGGCAGCTCTTTCAGCCACTCCAGCGATTAGAAATGAAATTGGCAAATATTTTGATGACACGGCTTCGTTTTTTCGTGCCAGAGACGACGGTGGTGGAGCATTAGGAGTTATTGCCAGAGGGCTTTCTGGGGTTGCCCAATTTGCTACGATGGCTGCCGGCCTTAATGCGGGGGTCAGTTTTTTAGGGTCATTAGCCAGCGGAGCTAATCTTGCTGGGGCCGTTGGCGCAGCACGCAGCGGATTTAATGCAATTCCAAGTCTTGGGCAAGGAATCGCCAATCTTGCTGGCAGGCCAGACCTCTCCAATATCATTTCTGGTGGCATCGGCGCTTTTACTGGCGGGGTTGAGGGCGGATTACCAGGTTCAATACTTGGCGGGTTGAGCGGATATGTCCCTGGGCCTGCTGGAAGCGCCATAGGGCAAATCGGGAATTTTCTTGGTATCGGCGTGCCTCCGCCCTCGCCTGAATTGCCCGGACCGTTCCAGATGATGAATGTGCCACCCATTAACGATGGGGCTGTGTCAAAATTCGCATCATCTGGCTCTATTACTTCTAATCCCACCATAACAGGGGCTTGGAATTTTAGGGGCATAGAGGAGCCTGCTCCAGCCAGTTCTGTCGGGACAGTGGCGTCCGCTATTGCCGCGCAACCTACTGCCGGCATTTCTCCGCAGTCCGCAGCATTGGCCCCGCCCGCTCCTATGGGAGCGCCACCGCAACTCATGTCGTCTATTGGGTTGCTCGGCGGGGCTATGAACCCTCAGCTTCAGCAGCTTATGTCTGCGGCCCCTAGGGGCGGCTTACTGACCGGCGGCCTTGGAAACATAAGGCCCGTAACATTTGGCGGAATGCCTGTCAATCAGCAGTCATTAATGGCAAACTTGCCACAAGTTCTGGCGAATATCAGGAGTAGAGCTGGCGGAGCCCCGCCTGCAGCAGCATGAATATAAGTTATTTAATGAAACGCATGGCTGAGATGCAGATTCTTATTGAGGCCCTGCTGAGGCGCGTTGAGGCCCTAGAGACCAGAAAAGTCGGGAGGCCGAGGAAAGAAGATGGCAACCAAGAGACTGACTGACAGCCAGATTCTGGCTCGCGCGCAGCAGGAAGTTACCTCGACCATCGGGCGCTGGGGCTCTGAAATCTCGAACGAGCGAGCCGCAGCACTCGATTATTATCTTGGCGAGCAGTACGGCGATGAGGTAGACGGTCGCTCCCAGGTCATCACCCGCGAGGTGATGGAGACCGTCGAGTGGATTCTCCCGAGCTTAGTCAGAATCTTCTGTGATGCCGACAATTTGGTGGTCTTTGACCCTGTTGGCCCTGAAGATGAGGAGCAGGCCGACCAAGAGACCGAGGTGGTCAATTACGTCTACTGGAAGCAGAATCAGGGCTTCTATAATACCTATACAGCCCTTAAGGACGCGCTTCTGTCCAAGACCGGCATCCTGAAGGTCTGGTGGGAAGACGGCAGCAAGGAAGAGCGGGAAGAATACAAAAACATAACCGATGTAGGGCTGATGCAGTTAATGCAAGACCCCTCCATCAAGCGTGAGCCGATTGATATTGAGCAGAATGAGGATGGCACCTTTAATGCCTCGTTCAAGGCTAACAAAAACCGGGGCAAGGTCTGCATCATGCCCGTTCCCCCGGAGGAGTTCGGGGTTAGTCGGGACGCCTCCAGCCCCTACGCCAAGGACGCCACGGCTTGCTATCATCGGGTTAAGAAGACCAAGAGCGAATTGATTCAAGCGGGATATGACCGCGAACTGGTTAACTCCCTGCCGACCTCTGACGACGTAGACACCCCCGAGCAGATTGCCCGAGACCGCCTCGACGATGAGGGCATGGCCGTTGTCTACACGAAAGATGAATATTGGATTACCGAATGTTATTTCTATGCAGACCGTGATGGGGATGACATTGACGAACTCCTGAAGGTCACCTATGCCGGAGACCCTGACGGGGGTGGCTCTGCGACCCTGCTGGATGTCGAGGAAGTAGACCGCATCCCGTTTTGCACTGCGACACCGGTTATCCTGACCCACAAGTTCTATGGGCTTTCCATTGCCGACCTGACGATGGACCTCCAGCACATCAAGAGCACCCTGCTGCGCCAGGTGTTGGATAACACCTATCTGGCGAACAACTCCCGGACTGTGGTCAACGACGAGTTCGTCAACATGGACGACCTCCTAACCAGTCGTCCTGGCGGGGTCATCCGGGTCCGTGGCGAGCAGCCTGTTAATGCTTACCTGAACCCCCTCCCCCACGCTCCCCTGCCTGCCGAAACATTTCCCCTGATGGAGTATGTAGACCAGCAAATCAAGCAGCGCACTGGAGTAGGGGACGAGGTTGCCGGGCTGGACAAGAACAGCCTTGCTAACGTCAATACGGGAGTGGCTGCGCTGGCCTATGACGCAGCTCGCATGAAGATTGAGCTGATTGCCCGCGTTATCTCTGAAATCCTGTTCGTTCCTTTGTTCAAGGACATTCACGAAATCTTGTCCAAGAATCAGGACCAGCCCCTGACCCTGAAGCTCCGCAACCAATGGACCCCAGTCAATCCGGGGGAATGGCGTGAGCGTGAGAACATCACGGTCAAGGTGGGCATGGGCAATGCCAGCCGTGAGCGCAGGATTATGGGCATGCAGGAAATCATCAAGCTCCAGCAGTCCTATGTGCAGGCCGGAGCCCTTGGGAAGCTGGTCATGCCGGAGCAAATCTGGATGGCGAACAAGGAGCTTTCAAAGGCGATGGGCGTAGAGCCCGAGATGTTCTTTACGGACCCAAGAACGCTCCCGCCACCAC